CATATGGATTATATGAAACGTAAGATGAGGGAGGGCATGAGTTTTACCGATGCTCATAATATGTCAATGAGGAGGAAAGGTAAATGACTTTAAGTAAAAAAGAAAAGATTGAACGTAAACTAAAAAAGTATGGCTTAACAGAAGTTAATAAAGCAAAACCAACTCCAAACCACCCCAGAAGTTCTCATGTTGTACTGGCTAAAGAAGGAGATAAGGTTAAATTAATCAGGTTTGGACAGCAGGGAGTAAAAGGGGCTGGCAAGAATCCAAGAACAAAAATGGAAAAGCAAAGAAGAGAAAGTTATTACGCAAGACATAATGCCCAGAACCCAAAACCCACAATTATGTCGGCCTTATATTGGTCACATAAGGTCAAATGGTAATTTTAAGGTAATATTATAAATAAATATTACGATTTTTTATGTCAGAAGAGCCTATCAAGCCAAACCCTTCTCCTGAACAATACGCAGCTTTACAGGAAGAACTACAAAAACTAAAAACTAATAATGCAAAATTATTAGATCAAAATATAAAAGCAAAAGAAGCTGGTAAGGCTATCCCTCCAGATGTTGATGTAAATGCCTTGATTGCTTATAAGCAGAAAAAAGAACAGGAAGAACTTGAGGCACAGGGTAAATATGAGGAGGCAAGAGAAAAACTTGCAACCCAATATCGAGAGGCTGAAGAAGTTAAAAACAAAAGAATACAGGAGCTTGAGCAAGAAAAGAGAAAGCTTGAAGTGGAAGCCCCTGCTGTTAGTGCATTAGCTGATGTTGTACATGATCCACAATATGTCTTGTCAAGAATAAATAGAGATCAACTTGCACGAGAAGCAGATGGCACTGTTGTTATCGTTGACGGTTATAACAGAACACCAGTGAAAGATTGGGCGCAACAAAAGATGCCTCAATGGGTACAGAAAAACCCAAGACCACAGGGCGGTGGAGCAGCAACAACAAAAGTTACTGCTGATGTTATTACGGGAGAAAACAACCCATTTGCACCTGAATCTTTTAACTTAACTGAACAGGCCAGACTATATCGCACAGATATTAATAAATATAATATGCTCAAAAACGCAGTTAGCGGTTAATATAAAGTTAACTTGTTTGTATGAGTTAGGTGTTGTCACCGAAAAGTAAAAATCATTAGTACATTTTTTAATGGCTACATTAAGAAGTGATTTAATAATCCCTGAGGTTTTTACACCCTATCTGATTGAAGAAACAACTCAAAGAGATGCTTTCTTGCAGAGTGGGGTCGTGACACCTTTGGCAGAATTAAATCTATCCGCAGAAAGAGGCGGTGACTTTGTAAAGATTCCATTCTACAAAGCTAACTTATCTGGAGACTTTGAAGTTCTTACAGATTCATTATCATTAACACCTGGAAAGATCACAGCCGACAACCAAATCGCTGCTGTTCTTCACAGAGGTCGTGCATTTAGTTCTAGAGACTTAGCTGCATTAGCAGTTGGTGGTGGCCCTGATCCAATGGCTGCTATCGCACAAAAGATGGCTGCTTATGTTAACAACCAGAAGCAGAAGGATTTATTCTCTTGCTTAACTGGAGCATTTGGTTCTATCAACGCAAACGACAGCAACTCTGCTTTATTTGCTTTAACAATTGATTCAGAATCAGGTGACTCTCCAACAACATTAAGTCCAAGACACGTTGCAAAAGCACAGTCTTTACTTGGTGATCAAGGTCAGAAGTTAACTGCTGTTGCGATGCACTCTAAGGTTTTTTATGACCTAGTAGAGCGTAATGCAATAGATAGAATCTATGACAACACTGGCGCACCTGATACAGGAGCAGCTTCAGGTAGCACAACAAGAGCATTTGATGGCCCTACTACTGTTAATACCTTTATGGGTCTTAACGTAATTGTTTCTGATGATGTTCCAACAACAGGATCTGGTTCTTCTACTGAATATTCAACATTCTTCTTTACACAAGGAGCAGTTGTTACAGGTGAGCAAGCACCAATCAGAACTCAAACAGATAGAGACATCCTTGCTTTAGAAGAAGCAATGGCTGTTGACCTTCATTACATCTACCATCCAGTAGGTTTGAAGTATGCAGTATCTACTGTTAACCCAACTCGTAGCGTATTAGAGACAGTTGCCTCTTGGTCGAAAGTTTACGAGACAAAGAACATCGGAATTGTCCGTGCTACTAACGTAAGTAACCAAGATTAATCATGGCTTCATTATTTGACGTAACAGCAGGGTTACTTATAGGCCCTACAAATGGTGGTTCTGTAACTCAGGCTACTAACAAATCAACAGGTGTAACTCTTAACACTGAGAGTGGACTAATCACAATGAACAACGCTGCATTAGCTGATGCTGCTGAAGTATCTTTTACAGTTACAAATAGCAAAGTTTCAGCGACTGATGCTCCTTATGCACTTCACTCATCAGGTGGAACTGCAGGTGCATATTTAGTCAATGTTAATAGTGTGGCTGCTGGATCATTCAAGATCACAGTTTCTAACGTATCAGGTGGATCTTTAAGTGAAGCAATTGTCATTACTTTTGTTGCAAATAAAGGAGCATCTAGCTAAATGGGAATGTACGCTTTTAGGCGTATGAGAGCGAGGAATGAGGCTGCTGTAAAGGCAGCTTCATTAACTCCAACTCTTGAAAAGCCAAAACCAAAACCAAAGCCCAAAAAGGTAAAACTAAATGGCGATAACTCTTGATGCTACTGTTGGCGGTGCTAACGCAAACACTTATATAGGTCTTTCTGATGCAAATTCTTTTATTGAGGGTTTAGTCCTCAGTGATGACGCTGCTGCATGGGATGGGTCAAGCAACGACAATAAAAATCGTGCATTGTTTACGGCTGCACAAAGGATTGACAGAGAGAAGTTTTTGGGGGCTAGGGTAGATGATACCCAAGCACTTGAATGGCCAAGATCAGGAGTAAGAAAACCTGACACTTATACCAACCTTTATGGCTTATCTTTTCCAAATAGATTAGTAGCTGATTATTATACTGATACTGAAATCCCAGATCGTGTAAAACACGCACAGGTTATCTTGGCTGTTTATCTTAATAACAATAGGAACGGGTTAGAGTTAAGTGGTCTGGAAGATTTTGCAACAGTAAGTATTGGTAATATAAACGTAACTCCAAACTTTTATGGGGCAGTTGGTATTGATCGTATTCCACCTATAGTTGATCATTACCTGATGGGTATTAGAATAGGTGGAAGAGCAAACTTATCAATCAAGAGGTCTTAACAATGGGCTACGGCTATCAATACCCAGCAGGGTTAATTATTACAGATACAAATGCCCATACTGGCAGATTCGGTAAGGTGCATTGCTTATCAAATGCAGAGGTAACTTTAGTTGCTGAGAACTTAACAGAAAATGGCTCTGCAACAATTAATGGAATTGAGATGAAGTCATCTTCAGAAATTGAAGGTGTTATCACAAGTATCACTCTTGCAAGTGGACAGGTCATAGCTTATTCATTATGAGTCTTGCCAACGCACTAAAAAAGGCAGCATCAAAAACTCTGAGCAAACTTGGAGGTGATGTGACTATCAGACAGGTAACGGCTGGCAGTTATAACACAACCACTGGAGCTATTACAGAATCTACATCTGATACTACCGTCAAAGGTGCGTTAACAAATGTAAACAGATCTGAGGTAAATGATCTGATTGAATCTCAGGATAAAAGGTTAACAATATCAGCAGGGGATTTGACCTTTGTACCAACAACAAAAGATAGGGTTGTTATAAGCAGTGTTGAATTTAAAATTATTCAAGTTGTAACGAATGAACAAAATAATACAGCAATAAGTTTTGATCTTATCTTGAGGTAACTATGGCAAGAGAAATAAACTTAACTGACATCGGAGATCATTTCGGTGAAAAAGTTCAAAAGACTGTGCGTAAAGCAACTTTCAAAGCAGAAAAAGATATAAAAGAATTTACACCAGTTGATACTGGTAATTTAAGAAATTCATGGCAAAGTGAAGTCCAAGCTTATCATGGGGAAGTTTTTACAAACGTGGAATATGCTGAACCTGTTGCTTATGGAACTAACTTACCTCCAAGTTGGGGTGGTCAATACAGAACAAGACAGCAGACAATTAAAGGTTATCCAGAGCTTATTGCAAAGCAACTGGAACAATTTATTGCAGATGAATTTAGGAGGGCATAATGGCAGCAGTTGATTTAAATACCATCAGATCCACAATTGAGGCGAGACTAGCGACAGAACTTGCGTCAAGTCCAGCTATTCCTGTTGTATTTAACAATATGGCGTTTGATTCCACAACAGAAGATACGTTTGTTCAATGTCAAACAAGTTTTGGTTCTGGTAGTTATTTAACAATGGGAGGGTCTGCTGATTCTACAAATAGTGTTGTTGGATTAATACTTTTAAATATTTTTACAGAAGAAGGTATTGGAGCAGGGTCTAATTACACAATTGGCAAAAGGTTGCGTGACCTCTACAATAATATTACAGTTTCAAATGTTATTTTTGATTCACCTGTTGGCCCTGAAGTATTAACATCAAGTCCAGAAGGTAAATTCCAAACACAAATCAGAATAACCTTTGAAATATATGAGGATCTCTAATGGAAATAACAGAGGGAATGCTTGACGCTATTGAAGCTGTCAAAGGTAGGCGTGACCCTGCTTATTGGGATGGTCGTTGCAGACGATATATGGAAAAGCAAGAAAATTTAAAAAAAGATGTGAAAAAACCTAAAAAAGGTTAATATAAAATAAATACTTTCTTTTGTTATGGCTATTAAGGGTGATGTTGGAAAAATCATGTTTGAAAACGCTGGCGGTACTGAAGCTGACGTTGGACAAACAAGATCTTGGTCTTTGTCTATTACTAAAGACACAATGGAGACAACAAAACAAGGCGATACATTTAAAACAAATATTGGCGGTTTAATAGCGGGTGAAGGTTCAGCAGAACTTTTATATGCCCCTAGTGAAACTGGAGCGGGATACACAACATTTATTGATGATGTGTTAACCACAGGTGATAATGCTGACGCACTATTTGAATTGTTTCCTGATTCAGCAACTTCAGCAAAGAAAATTAGTTTTGCAGGGATTATTACCAGTGCAGAATATGGTGCAACACTTGGTGAAGTTCAAGTAATTAACATCAGCTTTATTACAAGCGGTACTATTACTTCAGCTATATAGTACATTTTAAATAACTAACCCCGCACAAACATGGCAGCAAAAAGAAACGTAGATCTCATCACTGAGGCTTTCAGTGATGTAATGACTGCAAGAAGAAAGTATGAGTTAAAAAAGCCAAATGGTGAACTATTGAAAGAGTTATATTTTCCACCACTTACAAGACACGACAGAATACAAGCACAAAATTCAGCAGGTACTGATGAGGCTTTAGCAATATCAACTAAACTTCTTTGTCAGCTTGCAGAAAATGAAGATGGTACAAAAGCTTTTGCTGCTGCTGATGCTGAAAACCTAAAAAGGTTTTTACCAGAGACTGTATTAAATGAACTTGAATTATTCATGATGGATATTCAAACTAATCTAGATACAGCAAAAAACGAATAAGGCGAGATAATTGGCTTAATTTTGAATTTTTTCTCGCAACAGAACTTGGTAAGACATTAGTTGAATTAAGAAAGGCTGTGACAGAAGAAGAGCTTATTTATTGGGCTGCATATTATGAACTTAAAACCGAAAGGCATGAAAAAGAAATGCAGCGACAAAAGGCCAAATCAAGGTAATATATAATAAAGGTTATTTGTATTTGTGGCACAATCAACAGTCAAATTAATAGTTGATGCTCAAAATGCAATTAGACCATTGCAACGTGTAAATGAACAGACAAAAGCTTTAAGTAGTAGTACAGATAAATTAAAAGGAAGATTAAATAGATCAAATCAGTCATTAAGAGACACTGGAAGAGCAGCAAAAACAGCTAGTGCTGGCGTTGGAACTTTAGTAGGAGCATTAAAACCACTTCTCGCAGCTTTAGCTGTTGTTGGTACAGCAAGATTTATATTTTTTAAAACAGCCGAGTTAGAAACCCAAAGAGCAAGTTTAAAAAAGTTAACTGACTCAGCAGAAAAAACAAATGAAATAATACAGGAATTACAAGATTTTGGTGCTGTAACACCTTTTACAAGTAGTGAATTAATAGAATCCCTTCTTT